ATGAACAGAAGAATAGAAATAGGCTTAAAAGAGCTTGTAAAAAGCCGAGGAATTTCTCTAAGAGAGTTAGCACGCTTATCGGACATTGAACCTTCGATTATTAATAAGCTGGCAAATGGAAAACGAGAGAAAGTTTACCTTCAACATATTGAAAGAATCGCTAATGCATTAGAAATTGACGATATTTCAGAAATTATCAGACTCACGAAAAAATAACTTTTTGAAAAGTAGGCTAAGGCAAAAAAGAGAACACTTAGAATATCGTAATCACACTGTAACGACGCGACTATTCTAAGGTGTTCTTTGTTTTTACATCCTATAGAAATCAGAGAAGGCGACACAGAAGGATTTAGGAAGCACGCCAGCGGACGGCATCACCTCAAGCCCATCACTTTTCGAAGTGGTGGACTTTTTTGCGTGCTTTTGAAAAAACTATTTAGAAAACTATTTAGAGTGGTAGTCAAATAGTGTCATATACTGGCACAAGTAAAAAGCCAAAACCCTGTAAAATCAAGGTTTTGGCTCTTAGTGTCACTTACTGACAGTTTAAAATGGAGATGGCGGGAGTCGGTAAAACGTTGATATCATAATACTTTCAACTTTTTGACTACCAAATTGACTACCAAAATTAAAAATCCACATAAGTATTGAATCTATTTGCCAGCTGTTCTTTTGCAGTTTTTGAAACGTGAGTATACACATCCATCGTGGTTTGAATATCTGAATGACCTAACCTCGATTGAACATCTTTGATAGATGCCCCGGCTTCAAATAGGAGAGAAGCGTGAGTGTGACGAAAACCGTGTATTGAGATCTGTTTAAAATCTTCGGGTAGTTTTTTCATTGTGACTAGGTACCATTTTCTGGGTTTGGCCGGCGAAAGAATTCCACCGTCTTCACTTTGAAAGATTAAACCATCCGGAGAATCCTTTTTGAACTCTTTCAATATAGCGATCGTTTTGTCATCTAATGAAATCCTACGAATAGAAGAAGGCGTTTTTGGAGTCTGGATATAAAGGCCGCTAGCGCTTCTTGATACAGCTTTATTAATGTTGAGTGTTTGATTTTTGAAATCAATGTCAGTCCATTTCAACGCTAGTGATTCACCTTTGCGTATTCCGGTAAAAGCCAAGAGACGAAAGTATACATATGCTCTAAAATTGCTATCACTTTCTAAAGCAGACATAAATTGTTTTAACTCTTCTTTATCATAGAAGTTTAAATCCTTATCCTCGGTTACTTCTTTTTTTCTAACAGGTTTCTTTATTACCTTAGTTGGATTCATGTTGATCAGCTGCATACGTATGGCGTAGTCGAAAACTAGACCAGCATAATTCATGACCATGCTTGCTCGAACTAATTTTTTATGCCAAATATTCATTTGGTTTTGTACATCCATAGGCTTTATTTCTAGAATGTTTTTTTCACCAAATGCAGGAAGTATATGATTCTTAAAAACACGTTCGGTCTTTAAAAGAGTTGAGGCTTTAACTGTTGATTTGTATTCCTCATACCATAAGTCATATATTTCTTCATACGTTTGAATCTCGGGCTCCTCAGCAACCTCTTGTTTTTGCATACCATTTACTTCTAAATCAGCTATTGCTAAACGAGCTTCTCTTGTTGTCTTAAAACCACGCCTTGTTGTGCGAATTGGCTTTCCTGTATCTGGGTCTGTCCCTAGGTACAGTTGAAACATATAAGCTTTTTCGCCATTTTTTTTGATGTACTCTTTTATTCGGATATCTTGTTCTTTCCTGGCCAATTGCTTCAACTCCTAGAATTTGTTACAATAGGCGTAACCTATTGGTTATTTCCGTTTGCACGCCCCCTGTCTGCCAAGAAAGAGGGGCGTGTTTTTTATAGCATTGTAATTATCAACCAAATGCAAAACAAACCCAAGGGTATCATAAAAATAAAACACCCAATTTGCTGAATGGCGTTGCCTGTTTTTTCAATGCTTTCTCCAGATTTCTCCATTCTCTCTCCGAATCTGTATGGCTTCGAATTAGCTAGATGCGATTCGTAATCATAAAATATTTTATGAACATCATCTGGATTAAATTGGATGCCACAGTTAGGGCATTGAGTTGTATTGAACGTCAGATAAAAATCTTTAGAACAATTTTCACACTTGATTTTTATCCTTTTACTTTTAACATCCATTCAAAATACCTCATTTCTTTGATATAATAATTTTGTAATCTCTCAGAAATGAGTAGCCCTTATCGAAGCTGTAACTTCGGTAGGGGTATTTTTTTTATCCATAGTTTAGCATGCTTTCGCGAACATAACTTTCGAGATTCCATGGTATGTTGTAATACTCCATGAACTTCACTGCGTTTAGTTGTTCTCTCTCTAAATCATATTCGTTTGACCAGATAAATAGAAGTATTTCTATGGCTATCCGATTAGCTTCAAACTCCAACTTTCTCCTACTGTAATCTGTTGCATTATAATAAGCAGAAAGTTCTTCATGCTTTTTAATGCAATGACCTAGTTCGTGGGATATTTCAAAATCTGAATTATTTTCAAGTAATTTATCGCTTAAAAAAATCACTTTCTCATCCGCAAAATAAATACCGCTTCGATCCATATCCGTAAAGATCAGATCCAAACCCATATCATTTACTATTTTTAGCAAATGATGATTAACCTCGCACATATACACATCACATCGCTTTACTTTTTCTCTGCAGCTCTTTTGGCAGCAAGAACTGACTTCAAAAATTCTACTTCTTCATCTGTTACTGGTTCTCCGTCGAATGCAAATACGCCATGCTTCTCTGACAAAGAAGTCTTTGCTTCTCTTCCCAATAAGTAATCTACACTTACTCCAAAATAATCGGCCAAACGGGCCAATTCAATCGAGTTAGGCGTTTGTCTTTTCCAACTGCCCAAATATCCATTTGAATATCCAAAGTTTATTTCTAGCTGTCTAATAGATAGTCCTTTTTCTTTCGCTAATTCTTTTATCGTTTCGTAAGTATTCATTGATAATTCAACCTTTCTGAATGCCTACAAAAAAGTTTAGATAAATAATGTAAAAACATTTGACTTATATACATTAATAATCTATACTATGTTTTGTAAACAAGTTTAACAACTATGAAGACAACAAAAACACCGTTGATTAATAAATGCCAACCGCCAAGAAAGCTTTTAAATCAATGTTTATATGTCTTATTTAACTATGCACTTAGTATAGATTATTAATCTATCCGTGTCAACATAATTTCTAAAACGGTTGTTAAATTTGTTTGCAAAATAAAAAACCACCTTTGCAGGTGGCTCATCAATCATTTTCTTTACCAATAGCGCTCACTGAATCAAGGCTAGTTAATTTTGTTACTTCAGGCATATTCATTTTCGATGGCATCACATCCTCAAGATTAATAGTGTTTAGAGTTCCTGCGGCAGCAAGAGTTTCTTTAAGAGGTGCAAATTGTTTAGCGACTGAATCAGCGATTGCTTTTGCCACAATGTTATCCTAGTAGTTTTTTATCAACTAGTTCTTATGATTTCTCATAAGGTCAGCATATCTTATCGGCCTTCTGCTAAAGGTCGTTGGGCGCTCGTGGATAGGTTATTGATCCTTCAGCTCACTATCTATGCGTTGCACCTTTTACAAACGTTGAATTGAAGGGTTTGTAACTTGGCTCAGGGTTGCCTTATCAAAATGACTTAGGTTTCCTTGAATTCACCCAATGCAGATAACCAATTACTTGGAAATAGGGCAAGAAAATGATTGATGTTTTTATTATATCAAAGAAAGGGATGAAAAGAATGGACACGCAAAGGATTGTTTTAGAAACAGAGGAAAAAGAATTTATTGAAACGGTTATTAGTTTTGTAACCGAGAAAGGCTGGACGATTTCTAATTTGCAAAATGCTGTATCAAAAGTGGAAGATTATATGAAAAAAAATGCCACATTAACAGAGCTGACAATTGGCATGCCAGCTCAAATTAAAGATTAATAGAATCTATATTTGTATTGCCCGCCACCACGAACAATTAAGTGCCATCTACCAGGACCACTGACTGTAATATTTACCGGTGTTCTAGTGTAATGTCCGCCGTAGTACTTAAATTTTTGACCAGAGTTCATTTTTCTGTAGTTTGTAGAATCGACCAAAAACACATCTGCGGCGTGTTGAAGTTCTACTCTTACAGATAATGAACCGCTAGATTCAGCATAAGGAACCTGCACCATAATTTCCACCTCCTTATCAATTATTTCAGCCGACCACTGACTGATAAGGAGATTATACAACAGAAAGGAATGAATAGAATGGCAACTTCAAAGGAAACAGTTCAAAAGATTTTGGACTATTTCAATACACAAGGATGGCTTATCCCTGATGTAGCAAGTGCATTAAATGTGTCTGAACAATATCTTCGGAGAGTTTTAAACAACCCAGAAAAACATCCGAAACAAATCACAAACATTATTGCTCATTACAAAATTAGATAGGAGGGATTTCATGCCTGAGATAGACGACAAAACAATTCAATTCATATTGAAAAAGTATGTTCCTAAAAGGTATCTCAATCAGCGTGAGGCTTGTATCTACGCTGGGACAAGTCCAAAGACTATGAATGCATGGATTAAGCGAGGACTGAAGCAAATCGTTCTTGATGATGAGAGTAACCCAAAATACGATGTTCGAGATATCGACGCTTTCATGGAAGAACACAAAATCGGGATCGGGAAGCACCACTGACTGATAAGGAAATTATACCAAAGAAAGGAGAATGACATTGAATGAAGTTTCAACAAATTTTGACTATTCAATAGTAGATGATACCACTGCACAATTTTTAAAACTAAAAGAACAGGAACTACAATCAATCGTTCTAAACAGTTCCATCCAGTTAGGTGAAACCCTTATTGAGGCACAGGACAAGCTTGCCAAGTATGGAGAAGGAACATTCGTAAAGTGGTTCAAATCAATTGGTTTGAAAAGGCAAAGTGTATACAACTATATCAATCAATGTAAGTTTTTCCATCAAATGGAAAAAGTCGAACAAATCGAAATGTTCCAGGAACTACCGACTACACTCAAAACAGAAATATCTAAACCGTCAGCTAAACCAGAAGCGGTAGAAATGGTGCTCTCAGGTGATATAAAAACCACCAAAGAATATCGAGAGCTTGAGAAACAGCTAAAAGCTAAGGATGAGCAAATCAAACTACAAGCACAGATGATTGATGATCTGAATGAGCAAGAAACGGAAGTAGTTGAAAAAGAAGTCATTGTCGAAAAGGTTCCAGACGACTATCAGCAGCTTAAGCAATCTACGAAGATCGTTGATGAAATCACCAGAGAAAACCAAGCGCTTAAAGCTGAACAGGAAGCTTTGAAACAACGTATAGCAGATTCCGAAAAAGCGTTGCAAGAAAAAACAAAGGTTGAAAATGATGAACTAGAACAAGCGCAACTAAAGCGTTTGAAACGAGATGCTGATATCAGTGTTCATAAACTCATTATCAATATGAATCAATTTGTTAAAGAACAAGCGGTAACGGTATACGATTCGCAAGCAATCGCTGGTGCGAACGATGAGACAAAGCAAAAACTCACGGATTCAATTTCCAGAGTTGAAAAATTATTAAAACAAATCAAACAAGAAATCGGAGGAGAAGTAGCATGGGTAATCAATTAATGGAAAACAGCACGATCGCATTAATCCACACATTGGAAACACAAGGTAAACAAAGTGAAGCGCTGGTAAGTTTGTTGCGTGAAATGGGAAATGTCAAAGAAGAAATGATTGAGCTGAAAGACGAAGTAAAAGAGCACGTCAACGAAAGCCGCTCGTTATATGAAAAAATGTCTGAGCAAGTCACTATCACGTATGAAGAGCAAAAGGAATTGCGCTCAATCGTCAGCAAACTTGCCATTAACTTAACCGAAGAACATCAAAAGCGCCAAGGCAAAACATACAGTGGCAATCTATTTAAAGCTTGGAAAGGGATGTTCATGAGCCGCATTCACTCTAAGCTTAAGAAACGCATGAACGTTGTCCGTTACACATCAATTAAACGAGTTGATTACGACGAAGCTTTAACCTATTTAAACGTACTAACTTATGAACACTTTAGTTTAATCGATCTTCAACCAACGCCTGCAGTACTCAATGTTTTGGAATTGGAGGAGAAATAATGGAATTTGAGAACGTCAAAGATGCGCTAAAAAGTGCAATGGAGTATGCCGAATCATCAAATTTACAAGTAGACGGAAAGCCAGCAACTTACGAGGACTTTCAAGAGCTTATGAAAGAGCACATCTATGCTATTGCAGATTTATTAGGAATTGATGAAGTAAATGATCACAACTGGAGTATTGGATAAAGGAGAAACCACATTGAAAAACAAACTAGCAAAAACAACAGCAATCATCGGACTAGCACTAGGTAGTGGAGTTATTGGCTACGCAGCAAGCAACGCATTTCAAGACTTGGACACGATCAAAGCAAACTTCAACACAGTCCTACAATACGGACAAACGAAATCGCAACGTGTGTCAGAACTCGAATCACAGCTATCCAACAACATTCTCACACAGGAGCAGCTGAAAGCCGAAATTGAACAAATCAAATCGGACAAGCAAAAGGAAATTGAAGCCAAGCAACGGGAGATCGAACAAAAGCAACAGGAGATCGCTACAAAGCAACAGGAAGCCGATAGCTTGCGCCAACAACTATCCACAGTGCAAAACGACAAGGAGCAGTTAGAACAGCGTGTGAGCGAGTTACGGCAGTATACGGATCAAAAAGTAGGGGAGTTGGGGAAATGATTAAGTCAGTCACTATATCAGTTGAGGAAGATAGTGGATCGAAAATGCAGCATACCGTCTCAACAAAAGAAGAAGCACTAGCTTTGATTGATCGGTATTTCAAGGAGGAGTCAGCATGAAGAAAATCTATTGGATCAGACGCACAACATTTGTTCTTGTCATCTTCGCATTGGGAGCATTGATTTCATCAGAACCACCAACGTGGCTAGTCATCGGATTCCCTTGTGTCGCAATGTTACTGCTAATGATCTATGACGACGCAGTATTTGAATTACGATCAAGGACGGTGAAGAAATGACGAGAGCAGAAGTACTTGACCTATACTATCGCACGCTTGACTGGAAAGAAATTTACTATGAAGCACAAGCAAAAATGGATACAAAAAAAGACTCTGGCCGGCAAGCATAGAGTCTTACGAAAAGTATTTACCTAAGTTTACCACAAATAAAGAGGAGTGGGAAGATGTCAGATTATATCGCAACAAATTACGACAACCTGATGCAAGACGAAAGCAGCCATGTATTCCCAAATACACACCAGTTTAAGGGGTTTGATGAATACAAGGAAGAACGCATCATGACAAGCTACAAACCTCGTGTAGTCAACGCTGACGATGAATTGTTTATCGTTTTTGTGAAGCCCAATCCAGGCACAATCATCTTTTCATTGGATGAGGTTTACCAAAAAACAAAACAATATCTAGTCCATGCCGAGGACATCTGCGAATTCATATTTGACGAAAAAGACAAAGATTTGGTTTGGAGCGCCGAACCAGTTTTAGGGAAGGATTTGATTGAGTGAGTGCATCTTCAATATTCAGCCGGGAAGACAATATTTTATTTAACAAACTATACCAAATAGATGTCACGAATGTAGTTGAAAAAAGAAATTCTTTAACGTATCTGTCGTGGGCGTGGGCTTGGGCAGAGGTCAGTAAGGTAGCAGAATCAATTGATTATGAAATTTATCATAATCCGGAGAATCATCAACCGTATGTTTTTGATGAAAATTTAGGGTATATGGTCTTTACGTCAATAACTATTAACGAAATAAAGAGAGAAATGTGGCTGCCTGTAATGGATGGGGCTAATAATGCCATGAAAGACAAATCTTACACCTATCAAGTCAAAGAATATGTAAATAAAAAACCTACAGGAAAAATGATTGATAAAACAGTCAATGCGGCAACGATGTTTGATATTAACAAAGCTATAATGCGTTGCTTAGTAAAAAATCTAGCAATGTTTGGACTTGGACTTTATATCTACGCTGGCGAGGATATGCCCGAAGACGTAACAATGCTTGAACCTGCTAGCGAGAGAAACAAAACAATTTTCATGAAATCTTTACAAGCTATGGCAAATAAATATGACAAAAACATCGATGAATCGATTGTCTTGCTGTGCGATGTGGCAAAGATTACAGCAGATGATAGTAAGTGGACAAAGGGAGACCTAGGATTATTAAAACGCGGGGTTAATTGGTTGGAAGATCAATTTAAGGAAGAACAAAAATCGGAAGAGTGATGTAAATGAACAACCTTTCGTATCTAGCAAAAATAATAAAAGTTGAAGGCAATCGCCTGACGCTCGAACTCAAAGATGAACTAAATATCGCGCGTCTCAAAACAATCTTTGATGGATATGACGGCGAGCGACAGGCGGAAATATTTATCAAAGATCCACGAGGGTTCACAGTCGAGCAGAGGGCGTTTGTGTTTTCTCTCATGAACGATATATATAGATACACTGGACAACCATTTGACGATTTAAAAGATATATTTTACTGGCAATTTCGGTTTTTAACAGGCAAAAGCATCAGCTTGAAAAATATTTCCACGAATACAGTGGATGATGTATCTTTGCTGGCTGATTTGGTACTCGACTTTATCTTTGATGGAGATATTCCTTTCAAAGATGGATACGAGGTTCCGCCACAGAACATTCAGTATTTCTTTTATAAATGCGTGATGAATCGAACCTGTTGTATTTGCGGTAAAAAGAACGCTGACATCGATCACTTTGACAAAGCCCTGGGAAGACGAAAGCGGAAAGAAGTAGATCACACAGAATTTACTTTTGCAGCACTTTGCAGAATCCATCATAACGAGAAGCATCAAATTGGTATTACGGAGTTTAAAAACAAGTATCACGTTATTGGCATCAAACTAAATCAAGATGAGATTAAAAAATTGAGGATAGGAGGTTGATAGTGTGGCAGAACATCGTAGTTATTACGCAATAATCCCCGCAAATATTAGATACGATACACGGCTTAAGGCTAATTCCAAACTACTTTATGGAGAAATTACCGCCTTATGCAACGAAAAAGGATTTTGCTGGGCTAGTAACGATTATTTTTCAGATTTGTATGGTGTAAACAAAGAAACGATTAGTCGCTGGATAAGCGAATTGATTAAATACGAGTATCTAACTAGAGAAATTGTTTATAAAGAGGGTTCAAGCCAAATACTCAAAAGATATCTAAGAATCAATCAATACCCTATTGACGAAAAAGACAATAGGTACCCACAAAAAAATCAATACCCTATTGACGAAAAAATCAATACCCCTATTGACGAAAAAGTCAAAGATAATAACACATCTATTAATAATACATTTAATAATACAAAAGAATATATAAGAGATTTACAGCCTTCGAAAAAATCGAAGCCTTCACCCGCTCGTCATAAATACGGTGAATATCAAAATGTTCTTCTCAGTGACGAACAACTAGATAAGCTGAAATATGAATTCCCAAACGACTGGGAACAACGAATTGACAGAGTTTCAGAATATTGTGAGTTGTCTGGGAAGACGTATAAAAACTACCTAGCAACAATTAGAGCTTGGGCGAAGAAGGATAAACAGCAACCTAAACGCAATTTTCAAGCCAAGCAAAACTACACAAGGCAAGAACAGTTGCCTGATTGGGCGAAAGAGCCAATCGATTATTCCGGTAAGAAAGCAAAAGTAACCGAAGAAGATCGAAGGAGGTTTCTAGAGGATGTCGGAGACGAAGAGGGATTTTAGTAAGCCGGTCAAACTGATATTTGGTATGTTGCCACCAGAACAACAAGAACTCATGCAGTTCCCTTTAGATTCAATGACAGGCTACGTGAAAGAAACAGGAGATACAAGCGGAAAAGGCGCAGAAGCAAAATTCCGTACGTTTATGATTCTGTATCGGCACTGGCAGATATCAGAAAAAAAGGTGAATGCTAATTATTATGGCAACAGTTTTACTCAGGTCACGACCGATGAACTTTGGACGGAAGCTCAGCAGCTGTACGTCAGCCTGAAAAATGGAGGTAAGTAATATGGAAAAAGTTATTTGCTTAGATGGATGGCGATTCGATTTTCCAAAAAGAACGTTAGCAAAGGCAGCGGCTTTATTAGATTCAGGAATGAAGCCGACAGAGGTTGCGCATGAGCTAAAGCTAACAGAAAGGGATATAGCGGTCATAACGTTAGACCTGTTGGATAAACGAGATGCAATCTAACAAAAACATGGTGATTACGATACCAGGAGAGCTAACAGACTTGAACAAATTCATCAATAGCCAGCGGACGAACAGATTTGCAGGCGCCAAGTTGAAAAAGGAGAACACAGAAAAATGTTGCTATGCATTCTTGATGGCGAAAGCAGCAGGGCTGAGAGTGACAACGCCAATCAACTTGAAAATCACTTGGTACTGCAAAAACAAGCGCAAGGATAAAGACAACATTGCCTTCGGGATCAAGTTTATCTTGGACGGAATGATTGAAGCGAGGGTAATACCTAATGACGGTTGGGGCGAGATAGCCAACTTTGAGCATCGGTTTGAAGTGGATAAGGATTGCCCGAGAATAGAAATTGAATTGGAGGAAGAAAAATGTTAAACATGAGAGTTTTGGATTATCAAATTACTAGTGATGAAAATTCTGTAACAGTCAATAAATCAAAGATAAGTGAGAAAAACGGAAACGAAGTTTTATCCTTAGTCGGATATTATCCAACGCTTGAAATAGCTTTACGAGGGATCCAGAAGCATTACACGCTGGGTGAAGGAACTGATATAAAAACTATCAGTGATTATCGCAGCGCATTGGCAACCGTTGAAGAAGCATTTCGAATCGAATTGGAGGAAGAAAAATGAATACAGTAAATTTAATCGGCAGATTGGTAAGGGATAACGAATTGAAGTACACGAAGTCTGGCAAAGCGGTGGCTACAAATACCATAGCTTTAGACGATGGTTGGGGAGATAACAAGAAATCATATTTCATCCCGATCGTTGTATGGGAGAAACAAGCCGAATCACTAGCCAACTACACAAACAAGGGATCAAAAATTGCAGTCAATGGCAAACTGACTAGCAGAAGTTACGAAACGCAAGACGGACAGAAAAGAACGGTTGTTGAGGTTGTGGCGAATCAATATGGCGGAATTGAGTTTTTAGACGCCAAAAACAACGGTGGTGGCGTTTCAAATAGTCAAACGACTAATAATGCCAACGCTCAACAAAATCGCAGCAGCGTGCAATCAGACCCGTTTGGCAATTCATCGATCGATATTGATGATAGCCTTCCATTTTGAGAGGTGAGCAGATGACACCAACTCAAATCCAAATCAGAAACATGTCGGATAAGGACCTAGTATGGAGAAAGAAAGTGATAGACAGCCATGTCGAGAGATTGCTCAAGCAACAAGAATGGCTAGCCGAGGAAATGGAACGGAGGAGTAAAGCATGAAACTAGCAGACACAGTAACAGGCGTGCAAGACGGTAAGTATAGCCCACCGCCACGTGTAGTCAGAAAGCAACGGAGAGTAAAAGCAGGCATCGAGTATTGGTGCGTGACCGAACGGTTTAAAACACCTTTCAAAGCAGTGTGTGTCAAAGTTCTTGAGAACTCAGCTATTGTGACGTTTGGCAGCGATCGGACAGTTGTTAGATTGCGAGATATGAAGAGGGTGGAATGATGGCTAACAAAGAAGATTTATATCGGTTGGAAAGGTTAGTTAATACGCCAGGTGCTGATGAAGACGAAATCAGAGTTTTGAGAAAGGCTTTGTGGGGAAAGAGTTACGATCGACCAAAGCAGAATAGATACAACTCAACGCCAGTCAGATTTACTTTTCCAGATGGTGAAGTCAAAGAATTCAGCACACAGCGTGAAGCCGCAGAGATGTCAGGGCTGAACAAATGGACTTTGGATCGAGCATGCAGATTGCAGATACCTTTGAAGAAAGGCAATTTCGCAGGTGCAACGGTTGAGATATTGAGTCAGTAATCGGAAGAAAGAAGGTACCTTATGGGAGAAATGGCTGAATACTGGAAAGATGTGAAGCCTTACCTGAAACAGCGCAGAACGCAGCATGTTAAGCGAATGGGAGATTCAGCAACAAAAAATATTAAGGCTTTGGGTTTTGAATTTAAGCATTATCCAAACAACCATCAATTTGCGATCAATACGCCGAAAGGCATGATTGATTATTGGGGAACAACTGGTACATGGATTGATCGTAAAACGAAAAGACGTGGCAAAGGGCTGCATAGTCTTAGGAAGTATATTAGCGGCAGTTAGTCAGTAATCGGAAGAAATAGCAAACTAGGAGGAAAGCAAAATGAGTACAACAGAAATTTATGGAATTGAAAAAAACGGCAATGTACTGCCTTACGGATCAGCGCAGAACAGTTGGTTAGGTGGTATGCACGTTTGGAAAACTTTGGATGAAAAGCATGGATTTGGCGGAAGCATGATATTTGGCTTTGATCGTGCTTGGCAAGCTTTTAACACTGGTATTTATAAAGATTACGAAGACATTGTTTTAGGCAGTACCTTCGATCATGTGATCGTGATGAAAGAGCATTTTAAGCTGTTACTTGATAGTTTTGGCAAATATCACGCCGATTATCCAAATTCTAATTTTGGCGAACAAATCGAAGTAATTAAGTCGATGGAAATGGATGAAAATATTATCGGGGTTGCATGGTGTCAAACATCAGTTGCAGATGATTTATGGGATTTCGGCTATGACGAGGAAAACGATGAGACGATACCATACAACATCTATAAAGGCGAGAAACATCACGTAATATTTGATGAATTAGTCAGCAATCCACCAAAATAGAGGACTAATGAAAGGGTGAAATTATGTCAAAAAGGTATGAAGGCAGACCTTATCATGTAGTGATGTTTGTCTCACGAAATAAAGATAATTCTGAGTTGCAAAATTTCAAACAACGGACAAAAGCTTTCTTAACACAGAAATATCCAGATGAACTGGAAACAGACTTTAATGAGTTTTGTGAACGTGGTGTTGCTAAAGAGATGAGCCGTTTCTATGTGTCTGTAAATGCAAGAAAACACAATGTTATCCATAAAGCTTTGCAACACTATCTAATTGATAACCAAGATGCAAGTCTGGCAAATATTGAAAAATTAATTGCTAGTTTATCTATGAAGCAAGGTACAGCATTAACAAAGAGATTCTTATTTGATTATGATGATGATCCAGTTTCAGTAGGTGTATTTTTAAGTGATGTCAAACAGGCATTGGGAGATAAAACCCCAGTTGAATTACAAAAGACCGTTAGTGGCTATGCAGTGGTGACAGAGCGTGGATTTGATACAAGAGATCTCTTAGCTAAGTGGGAAAATGTTGAATTGAAAAGAGACGGTATGCTATTTGTCAAAGCTCAAAAGAAATTAGGATAGTTAGTTATCCGACGAAATAGTAGAAAGCGAGGAATGATATGTTGAAAATTATAATCGGGACAAATGAAGGAAAAGTATTATGTATTTCAAATAACGAAGACGAGATCAAAGCATCAATGGTTAATTATTTAATCGATACCGATCAAGAACCAACAGAATATTTCTTCGAATCTCGAAACTGGGGTGAATACGATATTGAGGTATACGAGTATCATCAACCGCAACTCAACGAGAATCAGCAGAACTTGGTCATCTGGATGCAAGAAAATGAATGCTACAACGGGGATCCACTAGAGTCGATATCTGATTTATTTTTGGAAGGCACGCCAAGCGAGCATTTTCCTGATTTGCCACTAAGTTGCGTAGAAGCTGCTTATCAAAGTTTAAACAATCAACAAAAAATTGAAATGGTGCAAAAGTATCTAGAACAGTATTTTGAACAGGGGGAAGAGTGATGGGAGCCTTTATTGGAGGATGCATTGTATATGGAGTTAACAGATACTTATTCGGAGGAAACGCCGATCTTTCGATTTTCTTCGGTGTACTGACCTCTATGTGGATTCATGCGAATGAAATGAAATATGAAATTGGGAAGAAGTAATTCCGCAATCGTCAGCGATAGCAAACAGGGGGGATAAGATGGTACCAAGATATAGAGCATGGGATAAACACGTGAAAAAAATTAGAAAAGTTACTGAGATTCATTTTGATGATAGCTTGATTTATTTAAAAGCAAATAACGGAAAAGGTTACTATTGCAGTTTTAGTGACATAGAGCTCATGCAATCAACTGGATTACTTAATTGTGAAACAGAAGATGGAAAAAATGTAGAAGGATGGGAAGGTGACATTGCGGACATTGGATGGTCTGAACAAACTGGAGAATTTAATTCCCACAGAATTATTTTGAAAAGTCCGTTTGATTATTCCACGGATGAAGCTAGATGGCTGATTCATGCTGAATACATCATCATTAGAGGAAATATCTACGAGAACCCTGAACTATTGGAGCAAGCCAATGAAATTTAATCATTATACGGTACTTGCTGTTGTATCAATACTGCTGACAATCGCAGGTCTGAGTTGGCTATCCTATACAATTGTTGACCAGCAAAAGCAGATCGTGAAGCTAGAACAGCAACTGCAGTATGAGCAGATGAAGTACAAGATTATTATTAACGATCCACTGGTACGAGATGCTATGGAAAGTGGAGGATGAAAATGGTACTACCTAAGAAATCAAATCATGTTCGTGAAGTTAAAATGATGGAAGTTATTCATGTGGTTTCGTTTGAAGGTGAGGGAACCAAAGAAAATCCAGCAAGATTGATCAATGAATATTACTCCAAAGAAGGTACCTTGCTAGCAACGAAAGATGAATGGCTAGAGCGGGAAATTGAGAAGGCACAAAAATGACAGAAGCGGTTTTGATATTTGTAGCTGTAATAGCTTCTGTATTCGCAAGCGTGATTTTTGGTAAGGAAGATAATGAGGAGGGCAAGTGATTGTACGAATGGCTGAGTAAGTATCAAGAGTGGGAACAAAAAATTGCTTTGCTTGATTGGGAACTTGAAACATACAAAGAAGAACTTGATAGATGGAAGAACCCCAATGACTTGGGAAGATATTCTTTGGTAAAAGAATCGAAGGCTAGTAAATTAGAGGATATTATAGATAACTTGGAGTATGAGCTGGCAGTGCAAATGAATTACCGCTTTGATCTGAGAAAGGTTATTTACTCTTTCAAAGGAATTGAGCAACACATATTGCGTATGAAATATGTTGAAGGGCTGACCCTACAAGAAATTGCAGATGAACTTGGTTACACGTACCAGTATATCCGAAAACATCATTCAGCCATTTTGAAAAAAGTTCAATTCAAAAAAGACTATGTTATCAAGGCTAAAAGCAACAATTAAGCAACAGCAACCATTGAAATAATGAATTATAATGGTATTAGTAAGATATCGCCCACAAGCAGAAACGCACAACGGCATTCAACCTCCTTTTGATACGTAAAAATTATTCTGTGGGCGATAGTCACTGTGACGGAAGTAGAAGACGCTTGGTTGTATCAATATTGTTAGGGGCGACCAACAAAGGAACTAGCCAATCTTTTGTGGTATTGATACGTGAGTGGGGCAGTACCACTCCAGTGACATAGGCAAAAGCCGCCTGATTGCAAGGGGTAAGTGCAAGTAGCCTAAAATGCATGCAGAGGGTAGCTCCCTCAAGACACAAGATAAGACACAAGATAAGAACGTACGGAAGAGGCATCTTCAGTTGGTGTGGTCGAAAGGTGACGGCTCATAGAGGCTGACGGTTCGACACCGTCCTCGCCAATAGGGTTTATAGTTATCCCATTAAAACTTGGTGTTTCGCTACCTTGATGCGAACGAACAAAGAAAGCAACCGAGGCTGTGACAAGGTGGAGGAGAGGACGTAGGGTCCGTGTAGGTTGCTTTAAATTTAAGTCAATACTCTCATTCCCTTGTGGCAGACGTGTATCTGATATGAGAGTTTTATAAGTCACTCATTGCGAGTGGCTTTTTATTTTGATCACACATGAAAAACGCTACAAATCAATGTTTTAACTATAAAAATGAAGAATAAACACTATTATTGATCACAGAAAAAAGCGAGGTGGCAGACATAAACTGGACGGAACAAGAAATTGATAGGCTCAAAGAATTAATCAATGAAGGTTATACCAACAAAGAAATAGCAATCATATTGTCAAACGAGTACGGAAGAGAGTTTACCAAGATTAGTGTAAAAAGCAAACGTCAACGATTGAGTAAAGTAACGCCACCTCGTGAGAATAGTTCCAAAACCGAAATCAAATCAGATGGTACACAGACAAACCTTATCAAGTTGCGTATGACTGAAGAGCAGTCAAAGAATCCTGATTATGTATTACAAGCACACGGATACGATCCCGATAACTGGGAACTGGTCCAAGCGACTAACAACATTTGGGAACAGAACAACCAAGTAGATGGACTTATACAGCTTTATCAATCAAAGATAGTTGTTAAGCTAAGGGCAGTAGTGAGCATTCAAGCGTTGGCTACTAAATTGCTGCAAAGTACTAAGCCGATTACTATCCAACCAATTATAAAAGGGGAGCGCAATCTAGTCATACCGTTGGCTGATTTGCATTTCCCTATTTTGTCGGAACGAAAGTTTGAAACCTATCTATCCGATGTATTAGCAATCATAAATAAAGGCTATAAGACAATCGTCATAGAAGTGTTGGGGGACATCTTTCACTCAAACGCTATGAAGGCAAGCCAAACGATCAAAGGTACCCAACTTGAAGATGTGGATATGGTCGAAGCAATTGAGTTGGCTAAAACATTCTTCATTACGCTGATAGATGAATCTTTAAGAAAAAGCTCAGAGGTGCGGATTGAATTTGCTAGTGGTAATCACAGTGACTTTGAGTATTTGTTTCTAATGTACTTAGAGACACTCTATCCACAAGTATCGGTAAACAAACACAACCTACCAAGGATCGCATATCAGCTAGACAATGTAGGCATTATGCTCACTCATGGACACTTCGGCAAGAAGGGCGATTATCCTATGCTTTTCGCTACAGAGTTTCGAGACGTATGGAGCAAGAGTAGTTGGCTTGAGATTCACCAAGGGCATTATCACTCAATGGAAGCTCAAAACCTTAAAGGGGTTATTCATCGGCAGTTAGGAACAATAAAACCTAACGATCAGTATGAGTCGGAGAATGGTTACACAATGAACTATAAGAGTACACAGGCGTTTGAGTATTCAGCAGACAAGCTGAAAGTAATCTATGAGTTGGGGTGACTGATATGCATTACTATTACATCCAACTATCAGTGGGAATACTAAGGCATAAGAATATCCGACAAGCGGAGTTGAAGCCTAAGTACACATTGCTTGAATGCTATGGGCAGTTTAGTGACGAGTATATCGAGCAGCATAGGTTGATATATGTTGGGCATGGGTGGGAGAGTGACCCGCATATTGTGGAGAGACTGAGGAGGTATGGAATGTGATACTGAACTTTAATTGTGGTGATATCAAATGACTCGATACGCAAGACCAAGAGACGATATCGATAAGCTGTATAAAACAAGCAGATGGAGAAAGCTCAGACAAACAATCATCCGACGTGACTTCGGGCTATGCCAAGAGTGTAAGAGACGCAACAGATACACTAAGGGCACAGTAGTCCATCACATAGTGGAAGCAAGGGAAGACATCACGCTCTTCTGGCAAGAGACTAACTTAGAGCTAGTGTGCGATGCATGTCACAACAGAGAACATCCAGAACGTAGTGGTGGTAAAACAAAAGTGAAGACTAAAGTAAATGTAGTCAAATTCTATGCAAACAATGAAAGATGATTACCAAATCAACCATAGCCCCCCTACCTCGGAAAGTTTTTGAAAGGGCCACGGAAGAACGGTGCAGTCTTTCCTTCGTAAAAACACCGCTTTTCAAGTTTTTATATGTGAAAGGAAGTGAAAAGATGGAAAACAAAGTAATTAACATTACCATAAAACCTAAATTATTTTATAAATTAATGATTTTTAAAATCCAATTTCAATTTTTATTCAACCCAGTCATCGCCGATCGAACAATGCAGCGGATGATAGACGATATAGGGATAAATATCGGTAAATATATCAGAGTTGTACAAGATTAAAAACAAAATAGATTGAAAGAAGGTGATAAAATGCCACAACCAGCAAAAAGCGCAAAATTACAATTGTTAAGCGGTAATCCCAACAAAAAGAACACCAAAGAATTAAAAAAACGTGCTGAAGCGGAAGAGAAGCTTAAAATGCAAACTGATAAAATAAAGGCTCCTAACTGGCTAGATAATACAGCAGTTAAAGCCTTTAATTTTTTGTCAAAAGAACTGCTTCATATTGAATTGATCACAAATGGAGATGTTTATCCCTTAGCGATGTATTGCTATTGGTACTCAGAACATATGAAGCTTCAAGCGCAAGCGAGTCTGGTTCAGGCTGAAAATCCTGAGTCTATCGGAAATCCTTTAATTAAACAACTTGATACCTGTTCGAAAAATATGCGTTCTTTTGGTAGTGACTTAGGACTATCACCTTCTGCAAGAGCAAAGCTAGCAATAAAAATGGCTCAAGATGAAGATGATGACGATGACTTCTAAAAAAATTCTTGAAATGTCGTACACGGAACGCGTTTCTTGGTGGACTGATTACTTGAGCGAGCAGTCCTCGTGGGGCGCTTATCTGTTGCAACCTTATCCAGAATTATTAACAACTTGGTACGCAGAAAGGTTGGTTGATAGAAGTATTCCAGCTAGCAAAGAGAATATTCAAGCAGCCAAAAGGCACTTGAGGGATTTGGAACGTCAAGGAACTAGCGATTTCCCATGGATATTCGATGAAGAAAGAGGACATAGGCCAATTCGATACATCGAAAAGAAATGTAAGCCGACAGAAGGCGATTTTGAAAGTTTCGTCCTTCAACCTTGGCAACATTTTATCATAGGGTGTATGTACGGGTGGGTGCACCAAGATACTGGCGAGAGACGTTTCCGGGAAGCTCTGATATTTGTAGGTCGTAAAAATGGAAAAACCTCTCTGATTTCAGGACTATCAACATACATGGTTGGTTACGACGGAGAACAAGGAGCGAATGTTTACGTCTTGGCCAATGCGAGAGATCAAGCTAGTTTGCTATTTGATAAGGCAGCAGAGATGGTTAAGCAGTCGCCAGCACTGATGAAAAAGTTTGGAAAACCTAAGCGTTCTTCTATTAATTTTGAACCTGCATTTTCCAAAATGGAGCCAAGAGCATCTGATAGTAGGAAATTGGACGGTTTAAATACTCATTTTGGTATTTTTGATGAAATACATGAGTTTACAAATTATAAGTTAATTAATGTAATAAAAAAATCGAGAGGGACACGTAAACAACCCTTGATCGTCTATATAACAACTGCCGGATACATTTTAGAAGGCCCATTGATGTCTTATTACGAACAAGGGCTAGACTGCTTGGAACATCTAGAAGATGATCTTGACGAACGGACATTTTACTATATTGCTAAATTAGATGCACCAGAAGAAGCTTCTGATCCAAGAAATTGGATTAAAGCGAACCCAAACATTTGTTTGATGAATTTCGTCGGCATGGTGGATGACTTTATAAAAGATAAAAAAGACCCAAAAGAATACGCAGACTGGGTAACCAAACAGTTTAATCTTTTTTCTGATATTGATGAATTGTCGTTTGTTGATATGCCGACAATAAAAAAGAATAACAAAATAATAGATCTTGAATCACTAAAAGGAAAACAATGTGTTGGAGGATTTGACTTATCAGAAACCGAAGACTTTACCTCAGCAGTACTAGAATTTCCGCTTGATGATGGGGAGGTTTTTGTTTTACAGCATACATGGATTCCTCAAGCAAGATACGATCGCGATCAAAACAAAGAGCGAATAAACGCTTGGGAAAAACAAGGCGATTTAACTATTATTCCTGGCGACTATGTGAATTACGAATACGTGTTTGAATGGTTTGTAGAAAAGTCTAAAGTCTTTGACATAATTCAGATAAATTACGATAGAGCCAAAGCGTTGAGATTAAATAAAGAACTTATAAATTTTGGTTTTGTTACTGAGGAAACGAGGCAAGGTTTTGTAACATTAGGCGGTCCGATGCAAAACTTTAAGGAAATGTTGTTGGATGGGAAAGTTATCTTTAATAACTCGAAACTTTATACATGGTATCTATCTAATGTGAAATTAGTTAAAGATAGGAACTCCAATTATTTACCTTCAAAACAAAACAAAAATCGGAAAATTGATGGCTTCGCTGCTACTTTAAACAGTCACACCAAAGTGATTGATTTACTTGTGAAGCCTCAGGGTAATGCAAATGTTGGGTTTATATCTGTGAGAGACATGTTGAAGCGATGAAGGGGGGTGGAACGGTGAATATATTTCGAAAGGTAATCAGTAGAATGACGCCTAACTTTGTACGGCAAGCAGTTATCAAAGATTATTCTACAAATAGCGACTTTACCAAATGGATTGGACGTACTTTTTTTGGAATCGAAAACGGGACGCTTGAAACGAATGAAAATATTTTTTCTATTGTTTCAAGGTTAGCTAACACTTTATCTAGTTTACCATTTAAAAAGTATAAAAATTATGATCAACAATTTGATGAACAAATGGATAGGCTTGTTTATTATCCTAACCCTAACCAAACGCTAGATATCGTGATAAATGTCTTAGAAGTAAGTAGAAATACTAACGGAAATGGATATGCATTGATTTTCAGAGATTTTCGTGGACGATTTGATAAATTGGTCCCTTTCAATCCTAGCTATGTCGAACCAGTGGTAGAACAAGAATCAAACGAGCTCTGGTATCAAGTGAATAGTGATGGAAAAACTTTCTTTTTCCACAATTCAGATGTTATTCATGTAAGACATATCGCAGGGAATGGTAATTGGAAGGGTATTAGCCCGATTGCTGTTTTAAAAAACTCAAATGAATTTGATAAGGCAGTTAGACAATTTTCTTTAAAAGAAATGCAGTCATTAAGAGATTCATTCATTTTGACGTACTCAGCAAGTGTGGATGAAGAAAAAAGGCAAGCTGTTGTAGATGACTTTAAACGATTTTATGAAGAAAACGGCGGAGTTTTGTTTCAGGAACCTGGCGTTGAAATTAAAGAGATGGAACGCAGCTTTGTGGCAGGGGATATGAAAATATCAGAAGACATTACTAGAGATAGGATTGCCAACGTCTATAATGTACCAGGAGTCTTTCTTAACAAATCAAGCGATAGTTTTTCTTCAAACGAGCAACTGATGCAACTGTTTGTAAATATGACTCTCTCTCCGATTGTTAAACAATATGAGCGTGAATTTAACAAAAAAATTCTAACTTCTAAAGAGCGTATTAATGGAATTTATTTTAAATTCAATCTCAATGCTCTTTTAAGAGGCGATTCAGCCGCGCGACAGGCATTCTATCATGGAGCAATTAGAGACGGTTGGATGGCCCAAGACGAGGTCAGAATGCTTGAAGAGTTACCACCGAAGGGTGGTAAAGCCTCTGAATTATGGATATCCGGTGATATGTATCCTTTGGAAATGGATCCTACACTACGAAAATCAAATAAAAGCAATCAAGGCGTAACTGAAAAAAGTTAGGTCTTTTTATTTTGCCTTGAAGGGAGGTGGAAAAGTGAAAAAGTTTTGGGAAGTGAAGCAGTCAGCTGACCAAAAAGAAGCTGATATCTCTATTTATGGAGAAATAGTCTCTTATAAATGGGATGAAACAGACACTACAGCGGCAAGTTTTCAAAAGGATCTAAAAGCTTTAGGAGATGTCGAAAAAATCAATCTACATGTTAACTCTCCTGGTGGATCTGTTTTTGAAGGAATAGCCATCGGAAACATGCTTAAACAGCACCAAGCGACGGTAGTCGCTTATGTAGATGCTTTAGCGGCGTCTATAGCAAGTGTAATTGTTGCGAGTGCTGACAAAGTCATTATGCCTGATAATAGCATGCTAATGATCCACAATCCTTGGTCGCGTGTGGTTGGTAATGCAAAAGCATTACGAAAACAGGCGGATGATTTAGATAAAATTGCCGAATCTTCAGTGATTACCTATTTGTCTAAAGGCGGAGAAAAGCTGACTGAAGAAAAGATCAAACAAATCATGGATAACGAAACATGGATGTCAGCAAATGAAGCGTTGGAAATCGGGTTGTGTGATGAGGTTTCAGAAACTGTACAGATAGCCGCTTGCGTCAGTAAGGAGTTATTTCAGAAATATAGCAATGTTCCTAAAGAATTTGATCAAACGTCACAATCTGCAGATGAAGAAAAAATTAGACAAAAATTGCTTGAAGAAGCAAAACAAAACAACGCCTTAATTGGCGCAATCATAGGAGGACTTTAATAAATGAAAACAATTTTTGAATTAAAACAAGACATGGCTACAATTGGCAACCAAATCCAAAAAACAAATGACGATATTACTCAAAAAGCTGCTGATCCGAAAACATCTATGGATGAATTGAATCAATTGAATCAAACAAAGGGAGATTTACAGCAACGATTTGAAATTATCAAAAATCAGCATGACCAATTGGAAGCCGAGCAGAAAGCTAGCTTAGCAAAAGGCAACTTCTCAGACTCAACCGATCCTAAACAAAAAGTAATTGATGCTAAAGCTGAATTAATCCGCAAGACAATGGCAAAAGAAGCAGTGCCGACTGATGTATACCAAGTATTAGGTGACGACAGTACAGGTGGAGGTAAGTTCTTGCCTAAAACTGTTGCAAATGATGTTATCTCTGATCCTGTGGTTAAAAATCAGCTACGCGGTTTGTCAACTATTACAAGCATTCCGAACTTGGAAATTCCAAAAGTAACGTTTACTTTAGACGATGATGACTTTATTGCGGACAAAGAAACTGCTAAGGAACTCAAAGCAACAGGTGACACAGTTTCATTCACGCGTAACAAATTCAAAGTGTTTACAGGTATTTCAGAAACAATCTTGTTGGGAACCAACACAAATCTTGTTTCAACTGTGGAAGCAAACTTGCAATCTGGGGTAGCAGCCAAAGAACGTAAAGTAGCATTTGCCGAAACACCAAAAACCGGTGAAGAACACATGAGTTTCTATGATGAAACAGTAGTTAACATCAAGAAGGTTGAAGCGGCTGACATGTACAAAGCGATTAAAGCTTCAATTGCGGATCTTCATGAAGATTATCGAGAAAACGCGAAGATTGTTATGCGTTACGCTGATTATCTTGAAATTATCGAAACATTGGCAAATGGAAATGCGACATTATACACGGCTCAACCAGAACAAATTTTAGGAAAACCAGTTGTATTTAGCGATGCAGCAGTTACTCCGGTTATTGGTGACTTCTCGTATTCTCACTTCAACTACGATATCAACGCTTTATACGAACAGGATAAAGATGTTAAAACAGGTATCAATTTGTTTGTTGTAACTGCATGGTTTGACCACCGTATCAAATTAGCATCTGCATTCCGTTTGGCTACAGTGTCAAAATAACAGCCCCTGAAGTTCTATCGGTAGATCCTACAACTGATGGAGCTGTTATAGAGCTTCAATAAGGGGGCTCATAGTATGTTAGATCCTAAAAACGATCTAGAAGAAATCAAAATTGCAATGAAGATTGATACGGACGATGACGACAAAGAAGTGATTAGAGCATTTACAACGGCAATCGGAACGATTAAGGGGGCACTCGGGAGAGACAAGCCCTCTTTCTATGTTCAAGAAAATGAAATTGTAGAATTGCTTAACACTGCTGCCATCATGCTTGCTGACCATTATTACAAAGCTAGATCAGCAACACTTGAATCAAGCAACATGAACGGCACCTTGCGAGAATTCGATTTAGGATATACAAGTTTGATTTCATTGTTGAAGGCGGAATACAAGGTTTTTAAAGAAGGTGATCCTATTGGCGGTTAGTCGTACAGGGAAACTTACTAAACGAGCGCAGTTTTTGAAACAAGATGGTTTTAAAACAGGACCAAACGGCACAAAAATACCAAACTTTGTTGAAGTGATGAAGCTGTGGTTTGGCTACAAACAAAAATATCTCAGCGAAGTTAAAAGTGAAGACACTTCTTATAAGAATACTGTTAACATTGTGATCCGGCAGAAGCAAAAACAAACAGTCACTCCCGATATGATAGTTAGCATAAAGGGAGTTCGATATAACATTGTTGACATCAATCCGGATGTTGAAAACGAGGATTTTATGCTTTTGATACTGAAGGCGGTGGAATAATGAGTGTGACGATCGACCTTGGGGACTTAGAAAAAAATGTTGCGCAGACTATAGCAGATGTAGAAGGTAAGATCCGACGTAAAGCTGGCAAAACAGCAGGTTTTAAATTAGGCGAATCCTTAGAAGCAAACACGCCAGTCGATGCATCAACTGGGAAGACGTTACTTGAAGAAACAGTAACTGTAGGTGCAGTCCAAGATAACGGAGACGTCGATGTTGGATATGGTCGAGGTGCTTATTTCCGTGCCCACGTTGTAAATATGGGAACGGAATTTCAAAGCGGGCAACACTTTATAGAAAAAACCGTTGGGACCGAAGCGGAAACTGTAATGCGAGAGTATATGGAGCAGCTGAAAGGAGGTTTGGGGTTATGACACCAGTTGCGGAAGTAGCGGTTGAAATACTGCCGCGTATATTTCCAAAAATTGACCCTAATCTTTTCTTTCCTTATTTAGTACCTGAACGGTATCAAAGTTTTGAAGAAGTACCTTTTTTCAAGATAGAGAACGTAGGAGAAACAAACGGGTCTCATGGATCAGACAAATATCACTCGAGGAGCTATCGCATTCAAGTGATGGCTTTTATTGATATAGAGAAAACAGATATTGAGGAATTGAATGACAAATTGGATCGTGGCATGGAAGAAGCTGGTTTCTTTCAAGTTTACGGAGAAGATAGACCTCATTCAGAAAATAAAAAGATGCATATATTGATTCGACAATATACACATACAAGGAGGAAATAACATTGACATTAGTAGGATTTAAACGAGCAACTATTCAAATTTTAGATGAAGAATTACAACCAGTAGCTGACAAGAAATACGTTATTGAAGGGACCACAAATAAAGGTGCTACGAGTGCCTTTGAAATCACTGGTTTATCACCAGAAGCAGTTAAGTCGTATGGATCAGACATTCCTTATTTTATCATCCAAGAAGGCACAGGTGATGTGGCTGCAACTTTTAGCGCACTAGATTTGCCTTTTGAAGTTGAAAACGAAGTTTTGGGACGTAAAAAAGCAACAAATGGTGTTTATCATGCAGGCGAAAAAACAAAACCGCCATATTGCGCCGTTTTATTTGAATCTGCAACCCTTCGTGGTGAAAAAATGGGGACAGGTTTATATGCTGGTAAATTCGGTCGAGAATCTATCGCGGGTAACACTAAAGAAGGTACCACGCCAACACCAGAAGCTGATCAATTTACCTTTTCTCCGATTCAGAAAAAAATCGGCGACGATAACGAGACTGTAGGATTTGCAGTAGGAGATGAATCGTTTACTGCGCTTGAAGCGGAACTATTTGGCGGCGCGGGGGAGTAACTTCCCCTGAGATTGGCAATGTCACGCCAACGGCTGATGGGGCAGTCATTGATTTAACTTAAGAAAGGGGAACGTTATGGCCGACACATTCAGAATTTACAAAGGGGACACGTTAGTAGTTGAAGGTGAATCACCCCTAGCAATCGCAGGAATTGGATCAAATAAGGATGTAGCCAAAGGAGAATATCAAGTGGCTCGCGTGAAAGGTGAAACGGAGTCCGAAAAAATTGACATTCCTTCATTTAAAACTCTTCCAATTTCAGTTACAGGAGTAACTTTGTCACCTAAAACGTCTACAGCAGTAGCAGGAACCGCAGGAAATCGTCAATTATCTGCAACGGTAACGCCGTCTAATGCAACCACTAAGACGGTAACTTATAGTATTGCGCCAGCAACTACAGGACTAGCTGTAACTTCAGGCGGGAATATCACTTGGACGGATGCCGTGCCTGCTGGTGAGTACACAACAACTGGTAAAACAGCTGACGGTAACAAAACGGACACACACGTTTTAACCTTAACAGAACCAGAAGAAGGTTAGTCGAAAGACTAGCCTTCTTATTTTTGATTAATTGGAGGAATTATAGATGTCAGAAATTAAATTAGAACTACGTATGAAGGATGGTAAAACAAAAACTTTTACACAAGATTTTGTACCATTTAAAAAAAGATTGGACTATGTGCGAGAAGAAACTGAATTAGTAGAACGAGTCGATGAAAACGGAAAGCCTAACCCTGCTACATCTGAAGAATTAACAGAATTTAGAGCAAAATTTGTCGCTGGTCTTTTTGATGAAAAGCAAGTGACAGCCGATGCAATTTTGAACGGCATTGATGTTGAAGATACCGTTATTATGGATATCATTTTATTTCGAGTTTTGGGATTGAAAAAAACAGATGTCGTTGAGGAAGATGGCCCAAAAAAGGAAGTCTAAAGGGAAGCGAACTATACTCTTCTCTAATTAACTTTATGAAACAAACTATTCTAACTTTTCCAGGATGGAATATCAACACGATTCTAGAAACCGATGTTCAATACTTGGATGAAATTATGTTTTCGGACACCGATAGCAATCAACCTTCTGCCAATAGAAGAGAAGTTGTTTCTATGGAAGATTGGTTTAAGGAAATCAATAGATAAGGAAAGGAGGAGAAAACTTGGTTCAAAATGGAAAACCACTCGGGCAGATGCTGATTACCCTGGGATTGGACACTACAGCTTTTTCTAGTAGTTTAACCGGAGCTACTCGTGCTACTAAGACAGCAGCAAAAGAAATGCAAGCAGGTTTTAAGATTGCAGATGCAGGCGGCAAAAAAATAGATGCTCTCGCATTTAAGCAGCAAGCTTTAAACAAAGTTATTGAGGCTCAAAAAAATGAGTTAGGGTATCTAAAACAAGCTTACGACAAGACTTTAGATTCTCAAGGTAACGCTACTTCGACAACTGCTAAAGCAGCTCAAAAGTATAACGATGCTCAAGCAAAGTTGGCTGGTTATCAAGCGCAACTACAAAGTACAGCAGGTCAATTGGCCAGACTACAAGTTGAAACACAAGGTGTTACTGGTTGGCTAAAACAGCATGGCGATGCTTATATCAAACAAGGTGAAAAGATTCAAAAGTTTGGTGACTCTGTTTCAAAAGTCGGTTCGACATTAACTAAAGCAATCACATTGCCAGTAGCAGCAGGTTTTACAGTTGCAACGAAAGCCGCAAGTGATTTCACAACTCAAATTGGAGAAATTGGCCCATTACTTACAAATGGTCAAGCTATAACGGCTGAATATAAACAGCAACTTGAGCAAATGGGCGAAAGCTCAAAACAATGGGCGAAAGATTACGGAGTAAGTACTACCGAGATCAACCAAGGATTAGCTGAGGTTGTAAGGAAAGGCTATGATGCCAACCAAACTATGGGTGTAATCCCTGCCATATTAGATGCAACTAAAGCTTCTGGGGATGCTTTTAATGATGTAATGAATGTATCTACAGAGGTTATCAGTCAATTTAACCTTAAAGGCAAAGATTATGAAACGACTGTCCAAAATGCAACTCGAGTTACAGACAGTTTAACCTACGTAGCAAATGCTACCTCAGCTGGTTTTACTGACTTGGGATTAGCAATGAGTTATGTTGGACCGGTTGCCAATTCTTTAAATATGTCTGTTGAAGAAACTGCGGCAGCTATCGGACTTTTAAGCGATGCTGGTATTGGCGGCGAGAAAGCCGGTACAGCGTTACGTGGCGCTTTGACACGCTTACTAAAACCTTCCGATCAGAACATTGCTGGATTCGAACAATTAGGAATTTCTGTAGATGCTTTTAAAGAAGGTACGCTTACCCTACCGGATATCCTGGATAAGATTAAAACAAATACTCAGGGATGGACAGACGCTCAACGGACGTCAGCGATCGCCTTAGCATTCGGCACAGAATCTCAATCCGCTATGAACGTCTTAGTAAACCAAGGCGGTGATGCACTACGGAACTTGACCAGCGAAACAGAAAGCGCTAGTGGTGCTACCAAGAAAATCTCAGATTCCATGAAGGACTTACCTGCTAACAAAGTAGCTCGGTTTAAAGAGTCATTGAATGTTTTGGCAATTACATTTGGAGAAAAACTTTTACCTTTAGTCACACCATGGATTGAAAAAGCCACAGATATGGTCAATTCATTTTCTGAACTTGATGATGCTACACAAAATAATATTGTCAAATGGGGGCTAATGGCAGCAGCTGCTGGTCCAGCACTCAAGTTGCTCGGTGGGGGTATCTCTACCATCGGATCAGTTACCAAAGGTGTCGGCAAATTATCTACAGGAATTGTAAAACTTGTAGCGTCTGCCGCTGAGAAAAAGGCAATTGCTGGTTTAGCAACTTCAATCACAGGAGTAGGTACTGCAGCAACAACTGCTGTTGGAACTGGAACTGCCGGAGCGGCCGCTGGCGGACTAGCAGGGATGGGAACTGCTATCGCTGGTTTGGCTGGTCCAATCGCTATAGGAGTTGTGGCGCTAGGTGCAATTGCTGGTGCAGTATATCTTGGCAAAAAAGCCTATGATGAGCACCAACTAGCTGGAGCCAAGTGGGGAACTGCTGTAACTGAAGAACAAGACAAAGTTATCTCAAAGTCTTATGAACTAAGAGATAAAGCAGTAAGCTATGTAAATGAATATGCAGACGGTGTTCGAGGGTCTGCTGATAAAGCTATCACGGCCAATCAAGAAATTGTAGATTCAATTCAAGCGGCAATGGATAAAGAAATTGAACGTAAAAAAGCAGCTGCAGAAAATTTGAAAGATCCGGAATCTAAAGCGAAAGCTGATAAAACAATTGCTTATGATGAACAAGTAAATAATGTTTTGCTTGAGCAGGCTCAAAAACGAGTAGACAGAATTAACGAAATATTGACAAACGCTAGCAAAAACAACCGTGATTTATCAGACCAAGAACGCCAGTATATCGAAGCTAACTATAAGCAACTATCTGATAAACAACTAGAACAAGCAGGTTTCTCCAAAGATCAGCGTTTAGCCATCGAAACAGCATATCAGGATAATTTATCTAAATTGTCAATAAAACAGCTACAAGAGCGTGCTAAGAACGTAAAAAGCGCTATGAATGATGAGCAGGAATCTTATGAAAAGCAGAAGAAATCTATTGCTGAGATTTGGGGCGAGAATACACAAGCCTATAAAGTTGAAATGGATAAGTTAGAAAAAACGCACGATCAGACAATGGAGTCCATGATCCTAGGCTATGCAAAATTAGGACTGGAGCAAGGCCTTAGTCTTCAAGATATGTCTGGCGTTTGGGAAATGTACGGATGGACAGTTGACGAAGTATCTCAACTTGTAAATGCAAGCGTAAATTCAACAAACGAAAACCTAGACATGTTGGCAAAAGGGACTAACGAAGCTGATATGCAATGGAATAGCTTGGCGCTGGATCCTAAAACTGGAGAAGTACGTACCAACATGGCTGACGTGCTAAAGGATATGTCTTCTACCTATGAAGGTTGGGAACAATTACGGTTTATTGCTAAGAATGCAGATATTTCAACAAACGCTAAAGAAGAAATTGCAATCGCAATGGGTGAATCTGGAAAATGGAATGAACTTTATTTGACGGAACAACAACTTTTAGTGGATGGCGATGAAGCTAAACTGCAGCTTTACGATACTATTGAAAAATTAGGCATGTGGAATCAGTACAACGCTGATAGGAAATTGTTAGGAGTAACCAATGCTGATGCCGTCTATAAGTTGATGGAGTCTAATGGCCAATTAGAGCAATGGAATGGTTTATCTCCACAATTAAAAACATTAATTGCAGACGATCCAGCAAAACTGACGGTGGAACAAACAAAAGCTGCACTGGATGAGTATAATAAGCTCCCGCCTGCATTAAAAACTTTACTAGGTAATAATACAAATGCGGTAAATAATTTCGATACAGCTAGAAGTAAATTGAATCTTTACAACGAAACTTCGGTTGGGGCTAAACATCTGCATGCGACGGCTGACTACTCACAGGTTACGCAAGCAAAAAATGAAATTGCTCAAGTATATAGCAAAAATGTGGTAATTGATGTTGAGTATCGTGGGAGAAGAACAGGACAGACAGCTATTCCAAATGCCAAAGGAACAAATTACCACCCGGGTGGAGATATGATCGTAAATGATCAATCAGGACCATTATACAAAGAGTTGGTTCAGTTCCCTGGTCAGGCTCCATTTATACCTCAAGGTCGGAATGTGTATATTCCCAATGCTCCTGCAGGAACGAAAGTCGCTCGAGCTAGTGTCACCAAATCGATTATGCGACGCTTGGGGATTCCAAAGTATGCTGACGGTGTTGGTATACCGGAAGATTCTACATTAGTTAGAAATTTGAAAAGTGTAACGAATACCAAAACACAAGAAGCGAAAAAGAGTGAGTTTAGCGTAAACTTTGATAATTCGATATTTGAAGATATGCTTCAAGCAATCAACCAATTAGGTTCTGACATGAGAAACCTTAAAATAATAATGAAAGAAAAAGAAGTAGCTGACATTATAACTGATGTACAAAACAGGAAAGATAACAGTAGAAAAAGAATGGCAGGTGAGTTGTTATAATGGAAAGTGATTTAATTATAAAGTTTGACGATTTAATCCTGTCTGATTATTTCGATTTACTTGGGGAACCTGAGATGGGGCTTTTCGCCCCGGTTACGAATGAATTGGTAAGATCAGCAAGAGGTTATGGGTCACAAATTAAAGATTCTCGTAGTGAAGCAAATACAATAACCTTGCCTGTTTTTTCGACAAGAGGGAACTGGCGAGATTTTAAAGACGACATTTCTATATTAGCAAGAGATAAAGAGCTGCACAGAATTTGGTTTTCCCACGAGCCAGATCGTTATTATTTAGGGAAATTGGACGGGGAATCTAAACTAGTAAGATCTTTAGAACGGATGAATGAAGCAACAGGGAGCCTAACATTTATTATTCCAGATGGGTTTGCCTATGCTGTAGAAGAGCAAACCTATCATTCAGCAAATCAAGTTTTGTCAATCATAAATAGCGGAACTTTCAAAACACCATCCAGATATTCTATTGACTTTACGGAAGATACAGATTATTTGGGTCTTTTAACTGATAAAAAAATCATCCAGTTGGGGACAGTAGAAGATACAGATGCTTCTACAATGGCGGAAAGCACAGTCATATTTAACGAAAGTATCACGGGAACATCGAATAGAAATTGGTCAGAAAATGTTGCACGTATTCGCCATACACCAGACACTTCTGCACTTTCTGGGCGTGTATCATGGAAGTCGAACTCTGTGGAGGTCAGTGATTTTGGTTCAGGAGAGGGCTGGCATGGTCCAAGTGTTACAAGATTTTTGGGCGATGATGCCATTGAGAACTGGGAGGCGACATTTCGTGTAGGTTTAAAACGTGCATCAAGCAATCCCAAAAGAGAACAAGTAGGGCTGCTTGAGGGGAATATTTTAGATGCAGATAACAACTTTATAGCCGGGTTCAATATTAAGAAACCTCGGGCAACGGATGAACGAGTAGAGTATGCCTTTTACATTGGAGATAATCGTGTATTTCTAGGTGACATTCCATACAATTTTCGGGATTTCTTTGGAAATGTAGTTATCAAGAAAATCGGTAGTAAATTCGTCTTTTCGATTGGCGGTTTTGGTGACAATTGGAAGTTCAACTGGAGTTATAGCAAAAGTTTTACGAATGATGATGTAGCCAACTTGCGTGCTAAGTCAATGAGCGCTTTTTTCGGTTCTTGGAATTGGCGGCCAAGCATGTCATTGGGCATGAGTTATGCCAAATTTACCAAAATAAATACGAATAATCCGGAAGAAGAATCACTCAAATTTTTGACAGGTGACCACCTAGAAATTACGGAAAATTTGAAAGTCTTTTTAAACGGCACGCCAGCTGATGACTATCTTGCAAACGGTTCGGATAAGCTTTATTTTGAGCCGGGGACAACAGAAGTCTTGATTGCTTCAGATAAGTCTCCATCTGTGACCGCAACGCTGAGAGAACGGTATTTATAGGAGGGATAGAATGTATTTTAGAGTAATAGATGAACATTTCAATACACTCACCTCTTTTCTAGATGAAGACCTTCTTGATGATGAGCAATGGTATTCCCAACAAGGCAGTACTCTTTCATTAACAATTTCGAAGGAAATGTCTGGTAGCGAGTTCGTGATCGAAGACAATATGATTGCTTTTGTCGATGAAGCAGGCAAAAATAATCTATTCACGATTATGAGTATTTCTGTAGAAGATGAGCATACACGTACAATTGAATGTGAAAGCTTTGATACAGCTCTGATCGGCGATATTGCCAATAGTTATGTGTCCAACAAGCCACAGACCATTGATTACTACTTGAATCGAGAATTGTATAACACCGTTTGGGAAATAAGGCTCAATGAATTGCCTCACAAAACAGCATTGCCGGATTGTAGCGGAACGGGTGATACGAAAAAATCTCGTATTTTTGCAATTGCAGAGTCATTTGAAGCCGAATTGGATTTCGTCATAGCATTCAATAACTCTAAACTGAAACGCGCCTACATTGATATTTATCAACAACGAGGAACGGATCTTAGTAATAGTATAGTACTTAGGACTGGCGATGATGTCGAAACGATTCATAAAACAACAGATATCTATACTACATTTACTGAGGTGAAAGTGTTAGGTTCAAATGCGGATATCTCTTCGATCAAGTATGATGATGGCATCTATTATACAACGGATGGTTCCAACATCATTTATAATCGTGAAGCCAAAACGGATCGTGGCGGGAAAAAGGTGATGGGGTATTATTCTTCTAGCAGTGCTACTCCATCAACTATTTTCGCCGAAGGACTGTCCTACTTAAAAGATAATGATGAAGTTAAAGTCAATTATGAAGTATCTGTTATCCGTGGAATGGATGATTATCAAGTCTTTGACTATGTAAAAATTATTGATAATGAATACAATCCAGCTATTCGAGTAAAAGCAAGGGTTTTAGAAAAAACGATCAGTCGGACCGATCCAAGCAAAAACAAAGCGGTCTTTGGCAACTTCGTTACATTAGCTAGCGGAATATCCGCCCGGTTAAAAGCTTTGCAAAAGCAACTCGATGAGATCGAGGCAAGGTATTCCGTCAAGCTACTCAGTGACAACGGTACTGGGTTTATTGATGGTGTATCGAAAACAACGACATTAGCAGCAACGGTTTACAGGGAAAACGAAGAAATAACAGATACGTTATCAAATTTGGATTTCTTCTGGTATAAAGTTGATAAAAACGGCGTTCATGATACCAATTGGGAACAAAATGCGTATGGTAAAGGGAAAATGGTCAGCGTGTCTGATTTAGATCTGGAAGATATCGCAAAAATCACCTGTCGAGTCAATGTTCATAAAAACAAATGGGTCCAAGCAATCTACTTCATCAACGGACTGAAGGCATTAGCGTACAGAGTAGAGCAATTACGAACAGAAGACACGTTGGTCGTTCCTGTAATTACAGATACGCATTACGCAACCGATGTCATGAATAAAGAAGACATACGAGGCAATCTGATGGTATTTGATCACCTCAAAAATTTCGTAGAATTTACAAATATAGTTGAGTGTGATTTCGTTTTACACAACGGGGATTTTGTAGATGGGCGAACAACCAAAAAAGAGAATGTCAAAAATATTGGAGAGTTTATGGGCCTTTTGGGGCAAGTAGACTGTCCTTATTTTATTGCTTTAGGGAATCATGATGACAATCGGTATGGGAATCGAGCAAGCGGAAATGTGATGAACCAAGTCATTTATCCGCAAGAAATGTATCAGTTAGTCACTACAACAGCAAGAGCTTTTGGAGTGGTGGAGAATCCTTCCGATCGGAATAGTTATTACTATTATGATGTACCTGATAAAAAATACCGGCACATCATGTTAAATACTTTTGACCATCCTTATACATCTGGGGCAAATCAGGATTTGAATTATATCAATAATGGTGGCTATAGAGAAAAGCAAATCAAATGGTTGATCGATGTGTTGAAAAATACCCCATCAGATTACACCGTGTCTCTTTCACAGCATTGCTCAATGGGGACGGGTTACAATGACACGAATCCGGAATACTTGTTCAATGCATTGATCGTTGAGGGCATCGTAGGCGCATTTCGAAATGGCACAACGTACATTGGAGAAAATAAAACTGATAGAGATTTTCTAGTCAGCGTTAATGTGACGTTTGATCAACCGCATAAAGTAGCCTTTGTAGCAAATGGACACCATCATGTCGATCGAATGAAAGTTGTCAATAATGTCATGAACATCACAACGGCCATTTGTAACCCTGAAGGACGTCCTCAAACTTGGTTCACTTTGACTCAAGATTTATGGGATGTTTTTTTGATCAATACGAAGACAAAGCATGTGGATGTATTGCGATATGGCTACAGTGATAAAAATAGGCAATTTGATTATTAGGGGGTGGGAGAATGCCAGTAGTACAAGATGAAATAAGTCTCGTGAAAGTATCGGACGGTAATGATGGAAAAGATGGAGTTGCTGGAAAAGATGGCGTCGGAGTAGCTCAAACTGTAATCTCATATGCTCAAGCAGCATCAGGCACTACCCCGCCAACGTCAGGATGGTCAACATCGGTACCTGCATTAATCAAAGGGCAGTTTCTTTGGACAAAAACAGTATGGTCATATACTGACGATACTACAGAGGTTGGTTATACAGTTTCTTATAATGCAAAAGATGGAAACGATGGCGATGATGGTATAGCTGGGAAAGATGGCGTGGGCATTAGCAATACCAAAATCGAGTATGTGGGGTCATCAAGTGGAACTGTAAAACCTACAAGTGGATGGAGTACTACTATCCCTGCTGTTCCTGAAGGCTCATTTCTTTGGACAAAAACGACATGGTCTTATACAGACAACACATCCGAGGTCGGGTATAGCGTGGCTAAAATGGGAGCTAAAGGAGATCAGGGGATACCGGGAACGCCGGGAACCGATGGAAAAGATGGTGCGAATGGACAAGACGCAAAAGAAGTAATCAGCGGTTATCTTTCAAATGAATCCATTATTGTACCTGCAACTGCAGCAGGATCCGTAACAGATTTCTCAAAAGCAGTAGGAGACTTTGTTGTTTATGAAGGTCAGACAAAACTCTCATCTGGTGTAACGTATTCGAAAGTTTCCGAAACGGGAATGACCAGCACAATTAACTCTGCTGGCCGATATACAGTCACTGCTCTATCTGCTGATGTTGGTACCGCAACCTATCAAGCAGTATATAAATCGGTAACTGTTCAAAAAATAATGATCGTTGTAAAGAACAAGCAAGGGGCAACAGGTCCTGCAGGATCTAACGGAACAGACGGGAAAGGAATCGTGTCTAGTGCGACTACTTACCAAGCAGGGACATCTGGAACAACGCCACCGAACGGAACATGGAGTTCTTCAATACCTAGTGTTTCTGAGAATCAGTACCTTTGGACAAGGGTTGTTCTTACTTACTCCGATAATACGACTTCAACTGCTTATTCTGTTGGGAAAATGGGAGCAAAAGGAGAAACAGGCGCTACTGGATCGACAGGAGCACCGGGAGCTACAGGGAATGGAATTAAAAGTACAACCATCAATTTTGCTAGTTCAACTAGTGGTACAGTAGCGCCTAGTAGTGGCTGGATCACATCAATTCCCACAGTTTCTGCTGGAAATTTCTTATGGACAAGAACTATACTAACGTTTACTGATAACAGCACCAATACTTCATATACTGTTGCAAAGCAAGGTGAGAAAGGTGATCCAACTGGTATCATAAGTCAATCTACAGTACCAACTAATCCTTATGTTGGCATGCTTTGGCAAAATACAGGTGCAAGTGGATATATTATTGGAGCAACTTACCAGTGGAATGGTAGCAAATTCAATTTATACATTTTTACAGCAGATAATATTGTTACAACTACTCTATCTGCAATATCTGCTAACTTAGGGAATATCACAGCGGGGAATATTAGTGGAGTGTTGATTAGTGGGTCTGAATTTCAAAACCCATTTTCAAATGAACCAATTGACGGAGGGGATGGATCTACGGGTAGCACTGCTTCCGGTATTGCTACGCTTAAAGGCAAGCTCAGTTTTGATGGAGAAATAGATACATCTCATAAATTTGCCACGGAGTATGGTCCGGTAAGGCTTGGCGGAACAGTACGTCTAAAAACAGCTTCTCCTACTACAGATCCTGCGTTAATGTGGTGGTTAAATCCTTACGGTTTAACATTGAGAGTGAATGGAGTTGGCGGGACACTTCGGTATCAAGATTTACTTGCTTACACAGACACGCTACTTTCACCGAACAGCGGTTTCAGTCAATATACAACAAGTGGAGATAACGCGCCAATAGTTTCACGGGTGGGTCGCATAGTTCAGCTGTCAGGAGCGTTTAAGAATAATAATGAACTGCCAATAAATGCTGATATGGTAATGGGAGTATTGCCAGAGTGGGCTAGGCCTAGCCGTTTGGTTATACAAAGACAGCAAGCGTCATATAACAATACGTTTTTGCTGACGATAAAAACTGACGGGACTATAAATATGAGCCGTCATGCTGCAGGTGCTTCAAATGTAACTGTGCCATCTGGTTCTTGGCTCAATATAGCTGCAATGTTTTCTGCAAAAGATTTCTAGAGAGGTGATAATATGTCCGACAATCAAAAACAATTTTCTGAGTTGTACAAATCACGAGAAGGTGAGTTTAATGAAGAAATGCAAGAACTTTTTAACAAAATTCTGGCAGAAGACTTCAAAAACGATCCTCTATTAATGGATGGGTTTATTTACTCACTGTATAGCGAGATAACGGAAAAGGAACCCACTGAATTAGAATTATTAAAACAGGAGAATAAACAACTGCAAGAAGACTCAGAAATGATCCAGACGGCATTTATGGAACTATCAGACTATGTTTTTTCAAAATAAAGGAGGGATAACACATGGAATTTTCAGCGGTGAAGATGTTATATGCAACACATGTGATTGAAGGAAAACGTACGATTGAAAGCGTTCCTGAAATGTTACGTGAAGATGTTGCGAAAATTGTTGACGAAGCAAAAAAGCCAGAAGGAAGCAATTAATTGGATATGTAGCAGCAGGAGCAATCGGCTTAATGGTCGGTTGCTTTTTAAATAATAGAAAAGGTGGTAAATATGGTGATTATTGATAATGGAGTGTTACTAAATGAATTTCGAGGGTTGCTGACAAACGGTTATGTGCAGTTATTTTTGTGGGTAGTGGTAGGAGATATCGTGACAGGACTTTGCAAGGGGGTATTTATCAAAGACGCTAATAGTACAAAAGGATTACTTGGCATCGTAAAACATATGCTAGTCGTTTGCTTAGTGGTCATTGCTTATCCGTATCTAAAGATTATGAATCTCGAGACGTTTGCTACCGCATTCGTCTTTTTCTATATCGCAGTATATGGAATCTCAATTATTGAAAATCTAGGACAACTGGGGATTCCAATTCCAAACTGGGTAAAAGAAAGACTAACTAAATTACAAGATAGTACAGAAAATCCAAAACCTAAGGTAACAGAAATAAAAATCGATTATGGTGATGGTCAATCTGAAACCCAATCTTTGGATAACAAAAATATCGTAGACTATGGCGATGGCCAAGAGTTCACAGAAAAGAAGGAGTAGCCAATCGGCTGCTCTTTTTTAAAAGAAAGGATGATAAAAAATTGAAACGAGAAATTTTAAATCAGTTTGAAGAGCTAGAGGATCTAGTGGATATCGAGATCAAGAATATTGCCAATAAATTGTTAGAAGAATATTCCACTTATCAAGAAGCAGTGGACGCTTTGAATGACTACTATCGCAGTCGATTTAAACTAGACGATCATGTCTATTCTGAAATCTACAAAAAAATGATTGCACAGGCAACTAAGTGACAGCAGCCAGCGCAATCGTTTTTTTAATCTGGGATGCCTCTCATCCTATTTTGTTGACGGTGCTTGCGAGAAATATTTTCAGAAACATGTTTTGCTAAATCTTGATCTCTGGAGAAAGTTTTCAAAATCTCTTCCAACGCCATTGAAAGTTCTTTTGATTCAGCCACTCCGTGTTTAGAAAGTATTTGTTCAATTCGCTCGGCTCGCATAATTTCACCTCCTTATCAGTTATTTCAGCAAACCACTTGCTGATAAGGAGATTATAGCAAAAAAATATTGTCAAAAGGAGGAAAAATAATGTTCAAAGAAGGCTCATATGTAACTGTACTCGGAAAGTTACAAGTCAAAGAAGTTGGAGAAGAATATGTCCAGTTAGATGCATTCGAAAAAGGTGAAACTGAAACAGTCGATCGATACGAAGAAAATGGATTTAAAGAGGTTACATCGGATGGACTTCCTAAAGAATTCGATGGATTCCAAATTGGTGATTTCTTTTACTTAACAGGAAAATACAAAGTTTTAAGATCGAATAAAATCTTTACCAAGATTGAACTAGAAGGTCAAATGTTGTCATTGCCCAATCACAAATTAGTGGAGGTGGAGTAAATGGTAGTAAGTTATTCAGGAATTGCGGGTGCTCGTGGATCAAACCCGACAGCAATCGTTTTGCATAATGATGCCGGAAGCCAAGGTGCGACTGCTGCATTTTATAAAAACTGGCTAGAAAGCCATACGCCTTCTTTAGGCTTTGCTCATTACTACGTTGCTAGTGATGGAACATATCAAGCTGAGAAGGACAGCAACAAGGCGTGGCATACAGGAAACAGTAAAGGTAATGCTAATTACTTGGGGATTGAAGTATGTCAATCTATGGGTAATGAATCCACATATCTTGCGAATGAACAAAAAGCGTTTAAATTGGCTGCTGATTTATGTAAAAAGTACGGTTTAAATCCTGCTTCAGCTGTTTTTCCTTTACATCGTGAGTTGAGTTCTACATCGTGTCCTCACAGAGCGTGGGACCTGCACGGAAAAGGTGTAGCAGCTATCAAACAATATTTCGTAGATCAAATCAAAAAATATTATAACGGAGATAGCACATCGATTAATAATTCTGGATCGTCAACTTCCAGCGTGACAACCAAATACGCTGTTGGTTCATCTGTTAGGGTGAAGACGAGTGCCACGCATTATCAGACAGGACAGTCGGTAGCAAGCTTTGTAAAAGGCTCAACTTACAAAGTGAAGCAGGTTAAGGAAGTGAATCAATCACGATCTAAATACGCTTTTCTGTTAGAAGGTATCAACTCCTGGTTGTTGGGTCAAGACTTAGAATCTGCATCCAGCGGTAGTTCAAACAATTCAAATAGTAGTACATCATTGAAAGGTGCGAATTTGCCGAATAAAGGAAGTTATAAATTTACTGTTAACACTATTATTCGTGCTAGCGCATCTACTTCTTCAGCGAATGTTGGGATGTGGTCTGCCGGTCAAACAGTTAACTATGATTCTAAAGTAGTTGCCGGGGGATACGTATGGTTGAGTTGGATTGGTGCTTCTGGTAATCGTCGTTATTCAGCGGTAGTATAAAAATAGCCCGCTTCTGCGGGCTTAAATATGGATTCATGAAAAGATTATTAAGTATTGGAAGGTGAATAGAATGCTATTGAGTATATTACTTATGATAAGCGTATCAATAATTGTAAATATTTTTATGACTTACTTTCTTTTCAAGAATTTAGAGAAATTTATCGATCCAACGATCAAAAACATCGAAAAGTTAATAGACAAAAGAATCTCATATTGGAACCGCCGAAGAAACAAATGACCTACCTAGTTCTGTTAATATAATGGATTTCTTTAGTACACTAATAGTCGTATAATTACCGAAATTTCCGGAGTCGATGGTATGCTTTAATCCTACAAAATACGATGATTCCTCAACTCTAGCATATTTTTCTGTTTCGACTTGCGAAGTAAACATATTCCATTCTCGGATCAAACCAAAGGATAAAAGACTAGCAATTTGCTCTGAACAATTTTCTATTTCATTGTTTTCCCAAACAATAAGATAAGTAAATGGTTCATAACCATTGCCGTTATCGTCTGCAACTCTGATGTCTGAAAAACCCATACCTTTTATGGAATCTTTCTCTGTAACCATACGTTTTAAGAAAATAGCATCCTTCTCAGAAAAATTGCTTAATATGGTTGAAAAGTTAGGGGAGACTTTAGTGTTGACGTCCTTTGTAAGGGAGCTTGTTATTAATTTGGAATAGTAGTTTCTGAGTATTTCAGAGTTTAATTGGTACTTTGAACTTTCTAAAGCTTTTACAGCTAGCGGCAAGGTATCTTCACTATATTCATCGTTTGCTATCAGCGCTTCTATCATTGGAGAAGTTTCTTTTTCTAACATTTTAGCTTGTTCTTCTAGTTTATGATTGAAATTCATAGCCCAACTGTTCGGTTTATAAAAAGCAATATCTAATAGACTAGCTATTCCTTTGCCTAATGATTTAGTTGGAGGTCCTAATAAGTTTTGTTTCTGGTCGTCAGTTAGAGTATCGTATACTTGTTTGCCAAACTCAGCCATTTGTATCAAATCATCTGGATTCATATTTTTCAATTTCTCCTCTCTTCCAGTGCTATAACACTGATAAGGAGATTATATTACTAAGTCCACACGAACAGAAAGAGAACGTAAAAAGCTCCTTACTCAATTAGAGTAGGGGGCTTTTTTCTTATATTCGTTTTACTTGCAGTAAATAAGTTTATATTATACATTAGTAGGTGCGTGCAATACTTTATGAAGAGTAGTTAGGCGGTGAAAACTTGGGGAAGTGTGCCTAATACTCTTCTTGTTTATTTTATCATTATTTTTATTTAATAGATATTATTGTTTAGAATATCGTCTAAAATACTTTTATGTTTTTCAGCATATTGTAATTGTAAATTCATGACACAATAGAGAAACTCCTTACTCAATTAGAGTAGGGGGCTTTTTTCATTGCTTCAAATTCAATCATAATCTTCGTCTTGCCAATTACTCCGTATTTCTTAACAACAAATTGTTTCCTACTATTATATTCACCAGCAACCACAATTTGCATTCCCTCATCCACATCCGCTAAGAAGTTCAAACTATGCCCAGCAATCAAACAGTTTACATCATCCAAAGAGAACCGCACCAAAGGGGTCTTGCTCATTTTCAACACTCGTATCTTCGAAACTACACCTTTCATCGTTTTCACATTGATCGCCTCCGTAAGCTTGTACATAATAGCTACAATCCGTTTTACCTAAAGTGACAGCAACATAAAACTCGACACATTTTGAGCCGAATAAAGCTTCCTGAGATTCAGAGATGGAATCAGGAAATTCATCTAAAAACTCAGAAAGAGATAGATAGCCTTGCTCATATTGAGTAATAAGATTCATATCAGTTTCCGCCCGGTTTGTATTTTATGGCAGGATCGTATTTTCGTAGAATCATGTCTTGTGTCCTAACATGATCAAAGAGATAGTTGTCGCCGTCTTTTTTAAACACAAAAGCCAGTTCTTCCAAATAACCACTGTAGCTTGAGGGAACGGTAAAGTAGGGCTTTCCGAAATTATCCATGGTTCTAACGAATTGATCGTATAATAGATGAGCTGGGCCCATTCTTTCGATAAATTCGTAGTAGTAGCGTTCAAAAGCATATGTCCGTTGGTGCGCAAGTGGTATTTGCATATCAATCACTCCTTGCAAGAATTATACGAACGTTTGTTCTTGTTGTAAAGCGAACAAAAGGTAAAGAAAAAAGCCTAAAACAGGCTTTGAAAACTATGTATGTTGGTTCGTATCATGCTGGCGGATTGACTACCCCTTGACTACCCCTAGAAGAAAACAAGGGAATTTATAGAGTATATTGCAATACTAAAAAAGCTGAATTTAAGCTAATTGAGAAATACTAGAACTTATTAAAAAATTCAAAGATATGAAATACGGTCTCAAAGACACAAACGCTGCAGAATAAGACAAATAACTGCAAATGTTGTTTCGACAACATTTCAGAGGTTTCCCTTTTACGAGGGAAACCTTTTTTGTTTTTATAGGTAATAGACACGCAACTGCTAAAGCGAAAGAAACCATTCAGAATCTGTTACAAGTAAAGTAAGAGGACTCAATAGATCAGTAAGACAAGAATGTGGAAATTAGCACTATAACGAATCCTATCTAAAAATTTTCTTAAATGAAGCAGTGATCAAGAGTGATTTGTTTTAACCTTCGATTGTTATTGAATATTCAAGCTTCAATTGACTTTTAGCTTAAATAAAATTATCATTAAATTAATAATATCCCTATATAAGTTTATTATTTTGACTTATTTCACCGAATTCAAACGATTTTTTGAGAAAAGTAGATTTTTCCTCTCTTAAGAACCAGTTTTATTCTACATAATTAAAGACCACTTACTAGCTAAGCTTTAACTAATCACATCCAAAACAATCAAGAAAGGAAGAGACATGTTTTCATTTAAGAAAAAGAAGGAAGTTATTAATTTACCAGAACTAAGCAACTTTAATGAACGTACATACCCGAAAAAATTGAAAAAGATTGTGGCTCAATTAGAAACCTGTAAATCTGAGGATTTGAATTATATTGCTGAATGTATTTTACAAAAGATGGGATATACCGTCCAAAACATCGATGGTTACAAAGATGGTGGTATTGATGTGTATGCTTTTTCTAATAATAAAAAGGCAATAGCGGTCCAATGTAAAGCTTGGAATCCGCAAAAGACAACGGAGCGGATCAGTAAGCCACTCGTTGCCGCATTTAAATGGATTTTTCCAGACAAAGGGTTTCCCAATGGGCTTTTCATCACTACACATTTTTTTACAGATCAAGCATTAGAAATAGCCGGTGATAATCTACTGTTGGTTGACAGAAAAAAGCTGATTGAGCTGCTTGCGCATTTTTATCCAGAAATGATCAGTGAGTTATTTTATTATAAAACCTTGACTGAATTAGAAGAATGCAAGAGTTGTAAAAATGGGAAGAAGTTGAAACTTTATAATAAGAAGAAACGCAACTATTACTATATCTGTGAAACATGTGGAGAGTATAGCTCGTTTAATTATTCATCATGA